TTCGGCATAATCAGCCGCCTTGTTATCTTCGTTACGACCAAACGATACGGATATCTCGTTTTTGATTATATCGCCTAGGCCATTTTCACGAAGCCAGTTGTACGCCGCTTCTTTATTTGCTTCACTAATGTGAGCTCTGTACGACGTTGAAACTTTTAGATGTGATCCATCATGAAGTTTTAATTCTGCTAAACCCATCTCAGACATCATGGTAGGTATGACCTCTCCTGATATATGTTGGATTTGTTTTTTCTTTTCTTTGATTGCCTCTTCTTGTATTTCAAGTTGTTGTTGCATATCCTCTAATCTTTCAACTTGATCTGCAAGAGACTGAATGTTATCAGTTTTTTTTATTGCGTCTTGTTTGTCTTTTTCAAAATCAATTGTCATCTATTTCTCCTTTCTCGTATAAATTAATTTCAATGGGATAATATCTTCTTTCTTGTTTATCCCACTTCAGCAGTTTAAACTTGCCGCCTGTAATATCAGATACAATAGAACATGCAACACCTATTATTGCAGGATCACCTGTAAGTAGTAAATAATCTCTTGGCTTATAATTTTTTAAACCTTGTCTTAATTTATAAATTAATGGTCCAGGTGAAAATATCATTTGTGAAAACTCTGGTAACAAAAACTTAAATTGTCCAAACCGAGATGCCCCCATAATATTAATTTTAGGAGAGCCTGCTTTGCTTCCTGATATTTCTTGAATAACATATACTGTAGACGTATAATTATTCTTCACCGTTTCATATTTATTACTTTCTGACATTGACAAATCATATAACATCCTATATAAAAATGTCAATAGAAAGATGAATTATAAATTTAGAACAAAGCCATACAAGCATCAGTTGACTGCTTTAGAAAAGTCGTGGAATAAAGAAACCTACGCATACTTTATGGAGATGGGTACAGGTAAAACTAAAGTATTAATAGATAATATGTCTATGCTTTACGACAAAGGCAAAATAGATGGTGCATTAATAGTAGCTCCTAAAGGTGTGATAAAAACCTGGTATGAGCAAGAGATACCTACACACTTACCAAAGCACATAGAAAATGTGACGGTATTGTGGCAATCAAATATTAATAAAACACAACAAGAAAAACTAGAAACTTTGTTTAAAATTGAAACAGCATTACATATTTTAGTTATGAATGTTGAAGCTTTGTCTACAGAAAAAGGTGTTAAGTTTGCTTATAAATTTTTAAATTCACATAAAACTTTAATGGCTATTGATGAATCTACAACAATAAAAACACCAGCTGCTAAAAGAACTAAAAATATTATAGACTTGGGTGCTATTGCTAAATATAGACGTATAATGACAGGATCACCTGTTACTAAAAACCCTTTAGATTTATATACACAGTGTTATTTTTTAGATCCTTATTTGTTAGACTTTGCATCTTATTACGCTTTTAGAAATAGGTACGCAGTCATGAAAACCATGCATGTTAGAGGTAGATCAATACAAGTTGTTCACAAATTTCAAAACTTGGGAGAACTATCAGAATTAGTTAAAAAATTTTCTTACAGAGTTTTAAAAGAGGATTGTTTAGATTTGCCTCCTAAAAATTGGACTAAACGACATATACAATTAAGTAAAGAACAACAAAAAGTATATGATGAAATGAAGAAGACTGCTCTTGCTACTTTAAATGGTAAAGTAACTTCTACCATGACTGTCATCACTCAACTAATGAGATTACAACAAATAACTTGTGGTCATTTTGTTGCTGATGATGGCACCACACAAGAGATAAAAAATAACAGAATTACGGAGCTAATGGATGTGTTAGATGAAATAGAAGGTAAAGCAATAATATGGGGTCACTGGCAGAAAGACATACAAAACATAGTGGATGAAATAGAAAAGGTCCATGGTCCGGGGTCCGTGGTTAGTTATTATGGACTCACGCCACAAGATGAAAGACAAGATAATATACGTAAATTTCAGTCCGACCCTAAGTGCCGGTTTATGGTAGGAACGCCGTCTACGGGCGGCTATGGCATTACTTTGACGG